CTATTTAAACGTGCCAAGTGGCACCCGTGTGTTTGCGTTGCGAACAGCAATGTAGTGATGATAACCACCTTTAATTTTATAACTGACGTAAATGTAGTTACCATTGCGAACATAACCATCATAGACAACTGACTCGCCTTTATAGTATTTAGCTCCCGTTGCTTGTACACCCGGATAGGCAAATACTCGCAAGGTTTGGCCGGCAGTAAATGTACTGTTCTGACGAGTAATCGTGTATGCTCCGTCCTTGAACGTACCTGTTGCTTTAACAACTGTTGATGTTGTTACCGGTTGACCGACACTCAGAATCTCGGCATCACTGCGATTGATCCAAGAGTTGACCCCGGCAAGCAGTAGACGAGTACCATTAACTTTTGCCACCTTGTAATGTTGACCTTTGACGAATGAGGCAATCTTTTGGCCAGTGGCCCACTTGGTTGCTGACAGATTAACCTTTACTGTGTCACCAGCCTTGATGTCCGTCTTGGGCGTGTTGTTAGCCTGTTGACCAGCTTTAATGGCCGTAGTCGTTGAATCCGTTTTGACCTGTGTCCCACCTTGCGAACTCGTAGTCGTCCCATCGTAGCCATTGTCGGTTACCCCAAGGTAATCCTTGTTACCATCCAAGCCACCGGCCACATACGTCGAAGTGAATTGAACGACCGACATTCCGTTGATCACAGGCAATGACTGCGTGCGTTCAGTTGAGCGGACCTGGTAATCAGGATAACGAGCAATCCATAGCGAATTAGGAAACACCTTGAGTACTGCCTTGTAGTCAAGGTGTGCTTTGATGAACGAGTCACCGCTGTACAGAATTGGCGTGTACCCTGCGGTCTTAATCTTGTTCATGGCATAAATAATGGCCGAGGTTGAAGGCGTGCCAGATTCGACGTCCAAGGCCACGATTGATCCTTTTGGTGTCTGTACTTTTGGTAAATAGTAATTAAGCATCTGATCCGCTTGGGCGTTCGTGCTGAACTCTGAGTAGATGTACGTATGAGCCCGCTTGCCTTGCGCAATGCAGTATTGGACTTGAGTGGCATACGTTTTTTGTGGTACAAAACGACCACCATAATAGCCACCTACTTGAGCAATCGCAAATCGATCTTTTGCGTACCCAAATTTGCCTTGATTTCCTTGGTAGACCGACCAGTCAACACCATAATCGCCCTTTGACGCAAATACTGGAGCTGTGGCTCCAACTACTAAAAAAGCCGCCGCGGTTGCGACAGCTGTCTTAGTTAGCTTGTGATTGAGTAGTTTGTGTTGCTTCTTGAGTCTGTGATCCGTCATCTGTTGATTCACCTCCTTGTGATGTTACTTTCGCGGCCGCAGCAAGCAAAGCTTCTGGATGCTCCTGCAAATAGGAAGTCACCGCCTGACTTACCCCCTGCTCTTGTGCGGTTTGTGCTTGAACTGTCTTGGCATCTTTACTAGCTTGTAACGTTGTAGCCACTGCCTTAACGGCGGGCTGCAGGCCATCAAATAGCCCACTGGTTGCACCACCTGCCAACAAGCCTAGTAGTGCGCCATTAAGATAGTTGGTGTCACCAAAGTAACCGAAGACGGCTAAGCCACCAATAACGCCCAAGATGGCAGATAACCATGGCAAATACTTACTGTCTAGGCTTGTCCATTTCTTGAGTGCCTGTGTAATTAATCCAACAACGGCCACAATGGCCGCTACTTCACCTGACGTTCCCAAATTTAAACTGTTTAAATCCATTCCAGTTACTTCCTTTCAGTCCGATCATATAGTTCTTTAATATCTTTACTGTGCTTGGTCAATTGAATATCTTGAGCATCGAGACGCTTATCTAATTCGTCATAACGTGTTCCAAGACGCTCAATGTTCTTCGTGAGCCGGTCAATGGTGTCCATCAATGAACGAATAGAGGCTTCCATCGGTTGTGTGATTGCAATGCGACTAAGCCACATAAATAAACCAATCAGCACTACAATAATGCTAATAATTGTCCCAACCTCAGACCAAGCTAAACCAAAAAAATAATGTGGACCCAAATTTCATCACTTCTTTTCTCCAAAATAAAAAGGACTAGGCTGCGTAGTCTGTCCCAGTAATTTCTTTATATTGATCGGCTGTGATCGTGTTAAGAACCACATACTGCTTGATGTCACAGCCCCAGCTGTACATTTGCTTAACAAAATCAAACATTATGCCGCACCCCCGTCCGTAGTTGTGAGCTTAGTAACTGTCGCTTGCAAACTTGCAACTTGTAAGCCTAACGCGTTAATCATTTGCTGTTCAGCCGTGGGGCCAACACTTGTGGTTCCAGTAGATTGGCGTTCTGTTTGGTAGTCATCTACCGACTGACCTGTCCATTTCACACCGTCCCACGTATAAGGTTGCACAATGCCGTTCGGCTTAACCAGTGTTGCATTCGCTGGTACGCTATTTTCATCAGCCACTTCGACGTATCCATTAAAAATCTTAGTTGTTGCGTCATATGTCATTGCTAACATTTATTAATCATCTCCTTATTTTACAAAAAATCCGCCTGCATTGATCTGACCCGGAGTAACAGACCCCATATAGTGCAGATCACCACTTCCCTGTGTTTGTAGACTTTGAACTCCTTGGCTTGTTACTACTGCTACGTTTGCCCAATGTAAATTAATAAGTGGTGTTCCCGTGCACTTTGATAACAACATGCTGTTAGTAAATTTGCCGTTGATTTGCCCTTTAATATAAGTAATTGAGCCATTATACGACGTAGCAACTGACAGATTTCCAGTAATGCCACTTTCTAGTGGTAAATCAACCCATGTTAATTTCTGTCCCGCTGTTAATGTTGCAATGTCTGCATTCAACGCCACATCGTTGGCGTCGATTGCTTCCGGACCTTTTTCCATGCCTGTTACAATTTTCGTTAATGTTGCCATTTATTTATCTCCTATCCGTAATAGATCGCTTTGTAGCCGCTAAACGCGGCATAAACGCCATTACTTTGTTTTGTTAATTTTGTTTGATCTGTGAAACTGGTATCACTGGTAGTTAATTCAACAACCGAACTGCCACCGCTTGAACTAATGACCGTGGCCGCTAACGTCTTTTGGTTTCCTCCGCCAAACATACCCGATGGCTCTGATCCAATTGCAACCAGTCCCAACGAATATTCTTGGTATCTCAAACTGATAGCCGCACCGACTGTTAACGTTTCCGGAATAACAAGCTGTATGCCACGCGTTTTAAACGTGACGCTGGCTTTTGTACCATCTCGCAAACCGTTATTAGGCACAACGCCGAGCGTATACGACGTTACCGGCTTCAATCCGGTTACTGTGTACGACTTAGCGGTTACTGTCGCTAACAGCGTCGTGCCGTTATAAATCTTGTAGCTAATAGCCATCGACTAGTCACCTCTTTATGACCACGTTAGGGTTGTACCTGTTGTTGTGGTACCAGACGCTGCCAGATTGGTTACAGTAACCAATGCCGCATATACCGTGACTGAAATAGCTGCGGACGTAATCGTCCCAACCTTGGCCGTGATATTTGCTTTGCCTTCCTTTAGTGCCTTGATTGCACCAGTACTAGCGTCAACTGACGCAACTGCTGGTGTATCTGACGTATAAGACGCTGCTCCATCGGTTTCGTCCGCTGGCGTAATCGTAACGCTAGCCTTAGCTGTCCCGCCGACTTCTAGCGACTTAGTATCAACTGCGATCGTTACGGCAGTCGTTGCAATGTTAGCGGTTGTTACTGTTACAACCGCCGTCTTGTCACCTTCACGCAATCCGTTTGTGGCCGTGACCGCAAAAGTATATTCTGTCTTAGGCTTTAAGTTGTTGACGGTATAGGTCTTTGCCGTTGCTGTCCCTAGCTTAGTCCAGTTTGCTGTGTCTCCCTCTTTTTGATAAATGTTATATGAAATTGCCATTATTATTTTCCTTCCTTTGCTTTCTATGCTGTATCCCAATCCAAACGATCAGTTTTGTCGTCGATTGGAGTTACTTTCAAATTTTTAACTTCCGGAATTGTTGTGTTTGTGCCCGTACCAGAATCATCACCGGCACCACTTGAATCTGTTGACGTTTGATTGCTACCATTACCGGCTGTCGCTTCCTCATCATTAACCGTTCCCAGATCAAATCTAAGTGTCTTGTACCCATCGATCAGATACCAGTAACCGTCCTTGTAGGTGACAACACCCGTCAATGCGTAGGACAATGGCAGGTGCACAATACACGTGTCATCATCCGGATAATCAACCTTGGCTGATATCGTTTGTACAGCCGACTCGCCTAATCCATAAGGACCTGTACCGAACCCATCACTCTCGGTTCCAATTGCGTACTCGTAATAGTGCACCACAACTTTCGGCTGTCGGTTCTGATTATGCTTGATCGTGACATTGAAGCCAGCCGGTACGTATGCTGCCAGTAATGACTCCATGTATTCAAGCCGATCATCAAGCACTGTAAAATTCCCAAAATGTGATGAACCACGAGCAAGGATCACTTCGCTATCCTTAGTGGCATTGGCAATAACTGCCTTGAATTGATCCAGCACATCACTCATCGTTTGTTCGACTTCTGTTTGACGGGCTTCAACACCTTCTTGTTTGTTCTGCAATTCAATCTTGAACGCCGTTTCATCCTCATTGATGTACGTTTGCACTGCCAGCACGATCTCGATCCACCGTGCTAACGATTCACGGACATCAACTCCGTACATTTTGGTTCGAATGAACTTAGCCAACTCAATCGCAATCGGCTGGATGTTGCTTGGTGTGTACTCCTGTTGCTCAGGAATCGGCGTTGAATCTTCATAATTCACTGATCCACTAACTGTTGCCATTTTCTACCTCCTCTCATTCGAGATAATTCGTCTTAAACCGATCACTAGGATCGGTACTCAAATCCACTGTATTTTGTGTGATGCCTGCAATGTGTCCCTTAGATGTGTACTGCCACAAGTCATATGGATGGGTTGGCTTCGTACTCCCGGCAACCGTACCATCATTTTGACCATATGACGGAATCCAAACAGCCCCGGCACGTGATACGTCAAGGTTAAAGGAATCGTAAAGATGATTAGCAATATACAGAACAATCTTATTATCAGGAACACCCAGACTATTGAGTTGATCCATATAGGCGCTGATACACGAACGCATGTCGGTCATGGTCTTCTCTTCCACATCGATCATCCAGAATCGAGGCTGTTTTCCATCACCGATGGCCGCTTGAGCACGATTATAGAAATTAGTAGCCTCAGTCTTAGCGTCTTCAACCGAAATAGCGGCATTATAAGCATAGACGGCGTAATTAGCACCCGCATCGATTGCCGCTGATATGTTGGCCTTATACGTCAAGTCTTCATGACTCGTACCATGTTGAACTCGAATAACTGCCAAGGCTAAACCGGCCTTAACTACTGCGGTCCAGTCAATCGTGTACTGAAACTCGCTAACATCAATGATTACTCCACCAACACTAGTCTTACCCTCAAGTTGTTCAATGGCCGCCTGCAACTGAGCGTTCTTCTTGGCTAATTCTTCATATTGAGTATTGCTGTTGGCCTTGATCTCGGCCAGCTGTTGAGCTTGAGCATTGATCATCTTGGCCAACGTCTCATTAGCCGCGTTCGCTTGAGCAAGGTTCATTGCTTCGTACGAGGACTGATTCATATCATCCTCGCCGATTGTCATGGTTGACGAAGCGATGTTCACGCAATCGATCACCATGCCGGTAATCCGCTCGACTAGATCAATGCCTTGAATCCGGCTAACAAGTTCGACAGTATCCCCATTGTTAAATGAGTCCAGATCCTTGTTAATATGGCTTAAGTCCACATAAGTCAGCTGAATCTGCGTCTTGAGGTTCTTTTGGGCGTCCATCATAGCTTGCCCCTTAGTCTTGAGCACCGCCTGCGTGGTCACGTCGTCCCAGTCATTAGCTTTAACAATCAAGCCAAACTTGGCGATCAATGCCTCGTTACGAATTAAGCCATCACCACCGATTGTCAAACGCGGATAGGACACGTCTGTGGTGTCCGTATTATCATCTGTAGTTTCTGGTTCTTGAGTTGCACCCAACGGTTTGAGTGCGGTGTAGAATGTCAACGCATCAACTGACCGTTGCAATGATAGCAGGTTCTTCCCCAGTTCAATCTTTTGGATCGACTGCCCACCGATCTGGGGCTCGTAGTCAAGATACAAGCCATCAGATTCATGGCGTACCCGAATTTCACCACCCAGCGAATTGATCAGCTTATCGGTAATGTTGTCATAGGTGTCCTTGTCGTCCTCCAGAAACCGGTATACGTTATCCGTGCTATTGGTTACTGTCACAGTGCCCAACTTGATCCGTTTATAATCATCAACCTGATTGTTGTGGTTCGTGATTATGGTTTGGAGAAAATCCTTAGGTGTTGTGTTGTGGAATTCGGCAAACGGCTGAACAGAATCATGCAGAAAACCTTCGAGACCCTCACAGATCACATCGTTGAAGATAGACCCGCCTGTGTCCATCTGATCATCAGGAGTGATAACACGGCCTTCAAAAATAGTCTTCTGAAGATCCGGACGTGTGACCTTAACGAACGTCGTAAACTGATGGAAATTGGCGTACTGCGGCTGATCCGGCGTGATCTGAATTTCTAACGAATCATAAGCAGATACGTCCTTTGTAACTTGACACATCAGCAATCTGAACTTGTCGGTTCGCTCAGAATGGATCACATGTTCTTCACCATCCCAGCCTTGCCGAATTGTGACACGATATCCATGACTTACCATCAAATCACCTCTTCAAACCAATCAAACGTGGCGTGAGCGTTACCCGTTATCATAAGCGAATTCTCACCCGGATTAAGCATGATCTCATCGTTATTGGTTGAACCTTGTGCCACTGAGAATGTGTCCCCGTTGAGGGTGAGTGTAAGTTTACTATCCGTCTCTATCATTAATGTCACAGCAATTTCACCATTGTTGATCAAATTGAGGTATGATGACCCATCGACATCAATCGTCGTACGTTGAGCCACATCCCAGTTAAAATTGAATGGATCCCATAGATCATCAGCTCGTTCATGGAAGCGATACGGATAGGCTTGAAACTCAATCGTGAGGTAACAAAAAGACGGCATCTCGCTAATTGTGGGTGACTTCTGTACTTCTGCCTTGTAGAAAAAATCCGATTGTGCATCATCGTCAAGTTCTCGCTTGCCCGTGGGATTCATCAACCAATTGACGATCTTAGTCCACGTGTTGTACAAGCGGTCCCGATCGTTGTACCCAATGTCTAACCGGCAAGGAAACGTGATCGTACGTTCGCCAAATGTGTTAGATCCATATAAATCACTTAGATCGAGCGATCCGTTCTGATACGGCACCTGCACAGTAGTCTTAGTCTTAGCTGGCAACACCATTGACTTAGTGTTGAGAACTTTCAGACCAAACTCACTAGAGTGGTGGCCGTTGAATGTGAATCCATAGTTCTTAGATGTTGACATTAATAGCTAACCCCCTCCGTGCTTGCTGTGTGCGTTGTACCCGACGTGCGGACCCGTAGGCCTCGTACGTCTTTGAAAAGCTGTGGCCGTTGATCTCAAGCGACTTGTTAGCAATCGTGTCCAGCTTATTAAGTACGTTGTCCAGATGGCCTGTGTAATCGTGTGAGTTGTCACCAGTGGCCACTTTGATGTTCTGTGATGCTCGCTGGCCCCAGATTGGAGCAACTTGGCCTGAGTCCTTAGCATTTTCGATCACCTGAGCCAGTTGAGCTGTGGTGCTGTTCGGTGCTTTGGCCGCACGTGCTTGGATCGCCTGCAAGATATGTTCATCTGCGGTGTCCCGTGCTGGGTTAATGGCCAATTCTGGCTGAGTAATGTCTTCACCGAAAATATTTAAATTACCGGGAATGCTCCACCCACCGTCGTTGTACCAACCAACCCGTTTGTGGAATGATTCGGCAGCCATAGCGGTTCCATACCGGCCCTTAATATAATTGACCATCCATTTAATCTGCGTAATTGGATTGTCTCGCCAGTCTTTACCAGCACTAGACAGCTTGCTGGCAGGTAAAGATTGTGGAATACCATAAGCACCTGACGATCCGTTGCGAGCATGTGGATTCCATCCAGATTCGGCATTAATTAGCCATGCCATCGCACTGGTCCATGAATCAGGTACACCAGCTTGCTTTAACCAATTTAAATGACTTCCAGTGGCCTTTGCACTCGTACCATTAGCATTCATTTCAGTACTTTCTTCAGAATACTTATCAAATTTCTCTTTCAAATAGTCAATGAAACCTTTTCTAGTTGAATCACTGGCACCCTGCATCAGATCATGTTGAGCAGCATCATAATTCGAAAGAAATCCTTTCAATCCTAGCTTATCTGCAATGAAGTCAAACGCCTTGTCTGCACCATCAGAAACAAATGACATAGTATCGTCCAATTTATCCTTCAACCAGTCATAAGCCTGCGTAATGGTACCGGATTTTCCGCCCTTATAGGCAGGTAATCCATAAGTCATGGAAAGAAATTGCTGAGAAAGTGTATGTGGCAAAATCGAAGTTCCTGCTTCCAAGTGCCGAATTTCCGGTCCACTCATTCCTAATGCAAATATTCCACGATTAGGATTATGAGCAAGTTCAAAGCCTTCTTCACCGACAAGTGCAATTTCATCACCCGACAATCCAGATGCCCCACGAGCATGTTTACCAATCTTTGGAATTTTACCCCAACCTTTATGGAGTGCATCAAGTACCTTGTTTAATCCCGAAGCAATACCATTCCATAGCACACGCATAGCATCAAAGCCACCGCTGTATTGACCATTAACCTCAGTCATTTCACCCTGAGCAGCGTTTACGTGGTCGGTGGCCTGTTCGTTGGCCTGCTTCTTTACATCTTTTTTCTGTTGAGTGATTTCTGATGTAACTTTGGTGTGCTGATCATGTGCGCTTTTTGTTACTCCGTGATACTGATCATCTGCCGCATTTTTTGTATCAGTACGTTGCTGTTCAGCATTATGTTTAACTTCTTTATACTGTGCATACGTAATAGTACCTTTCTCTTTCCATTCTTTTCTCGCTGTGGCAACGGTCTTGTGATACTGATCATCTGCCGCATCTTTTACATCATCACGAGTTTTTCGAGCTGACGTAACAGACGTCTTGTACAGATCATTAGCGTGCTTCTGCGTAGATTTAAGATCACTAGCATTAAGCTTGCCTTTGTCTTTAATTAACTGATCATATATCGATTTTTGTTCCTTGGCGCCCTTGCTAACGTCTTTTTTAACTTTGGTGTTAAGCCCATTTTCATCATTAATGTACGTATTCACGAAATTTTTATGCGCTTTTTGAAGCTCCTTATTTTTTTCTTTTTCGTACTTTTCAGAATTCACACCATACTTTTGCGCAATCTGTTGAAGCTTCTTGGTGCCACCGTTTTGAATATTCTGAACTTGCGCATAATAATTAGTTTGATCTTTTTGCATTTGTTTGAGTGCATTCTGTTTTGTAGTACGTTCTTTCTGATCGGCAGTAGTTTGCTTCTTTAATGCGTCGTTGGCTTGTTTTTGAGTCATGACCCCCTGCTTAACTAAGTTGTCTAGATCTTTCTTTGATTTAGATTCTTTATTTTTGTAATACGAGTCAATTGACTTAGACATACCGGAATAAAGCTTTTCAGTAGCCGCCTTTGTGCTGGCCATGCTTTTTGAATCATAACTAGTACTTACTACTAGCTTTTTATCCAATTTCTTGATGGATGGTTCAAGTTGCTTGCTAAGTTTATCGGCATCAATCTGTGAGGCTTTTGCACTTGCAGATATTTTTACATTTGCTTTGATTGTTTTAGGTTTAAGCTTTTTACCATCAACAGAATCTTGCAAACTTTTTCCAAATCCTTCGCCGAACTTTTTGCCGACCCACGATCCAGCCGAAGCCCCTAAAATTGTACCTATACCAGGCAAAATTGCTGTACCGAGTGCAGCACCAGCAGCAGCACCACCGATAGACCCGATGGATCCACCAGCTTTTGCGCCAGTTCCATTCTTACTAGTTAATTCAGTCGCAACATTTGCCCCAGCTACTAAATAAGGGCTTGCCTTGGCAAACTTGCTGACTAATGAAGTACCAGTTGCAACTAGCCCTGATCCGATTCCAGCGGTACCCGCTAGAGATTCGGCTCCCCCAGCGACCGTTGCAGTTTTAGCGCCCTTACTTAAAAAGCCACCAACGCCACTGCCGGATCCGGTTAGCGCACTGACTGCCTGAAATTCAAGCAATGCTTTCTTTGCGCGTCCAAGGTAAATAATGAAATCCGTAATTTTTTTCACGGCAAAGGCCGTAGCAAGTGCACCACCAACAGCAACTACAATTCCTTTGTGTTCCTGCATTGCATTGATCAACTTGATAAAAAATTTAGTCAAAGAAACGACCGCATCGGATGCACCATTAATGGCGTTTGTTAGGTTCTTTTTCCCAACTTTTTGTAGCATTTCCTGCATACCGGTGACGATGTTAGCTTTTAAATTGCCAAAAGCGCCTTCGAATGTTTCGGTACTCTTAGCGGCCTTCTTAGCACCATCGTTCATACCTAGTTGCATGATGGCCTTGTTAAACTCATCAGAGCTAATCTTGCCGGCCGCCATCGCATCCCGAAAGTTACCCGTATAGGCACCGTTCTGCTTCATGGCCTTCTGGAGTACACCAGAAGCACCCGGAATTGCATCGGCAAGTTGGTTCCAATTTTCAGTGGTCAATTTGCCGGCACCAGCTGTTTGAGTAAGCATCATAGCTACTGACTTAAACGTGTTAGCATTCCCACCGGCTTGAGCATTCAAGTTCCCAGCCGCTTCAGTTAAGTTCATGTATCCTTTAACACCGTTAGCTGCTAACTGTGCCGTCGTATTAGATACATCACCCAGCTCGTACACCGTTTCGTTAGCGTACTTTTGAACCTCTTTACTAGCACTGTTAATCTCTTTTTCACCGAATCCCCCAAGTTTCATGGTGGACTTGAATTTGTAAATCGAATCAGACGCTTCTATCGCTTCGGATCCTAAGCTAGCAATTCCTGATACGGCAGATTGCAGCCCGGTTGCCACGACGCCACCAACAATTCCGCCACCAACAGCCGTTTTTAGACTTGAAAACTTTTCTTCTGTCCGACCGGCCTCACTCTGAATATGTTCCAATTTTGGACTGGCATCATCATTTAGATGGGCGGTTGACGTAATCTTTGTAGGAATATGTTGAAGTAACTCCTCATAGTTAACCACCTCACCCTTGTCAGCCTTTGCTAATAGTTCAGTTTGAACTTCCTTAGGTAACTTGTTGAGGATTTTTTCGAAGTTATCAATTCCCGCTGTCTTAGCATCGGCTACTAGTTTAACCTTAGTTTCCTTAGAAAATTTACTGTCAATATGTTCCTTGGCCTTGTCGGCCGTCTGCTCCATCTTGCTAGTATTCTGCTGGAAACTCTCGTCCATCTTGTCACCGGCACCTGAACCAATACCGTGTACGATTTCATTAGCACGTTCACCGTCTGATTTAAGCCCAGTGAGATCCATGTCGAAATCAATTGTAATTCTTCCATCTGCTGCCATTTATATTTCCTCCTTTCCTCAAGATTTTCAATTAACGTGTTGCTTCATTTTTCAGTGCAGAGAAAATATCGTTCATGGCAGTGTCTTGGACTTCGACAGACCGATTATCATCAAGCTCATAGTACTGCTTGAGTTCCATCATATTGGCAACTTCTTGGCCTTCCATGCCCTTAGTATCACGCATCCGAATACTTAGGATTCGCCTGAAATACGTTTTGTCATTAAGTCCGGCCATTAACGCCTTGAACTTGTCCCAGTGCAGTTTGCCCTGTTGTTGAATCAAGTCAATACCATACTGCTCGACAAACGATGAATAAATGGCGTCAGCATCCTGACTATATGAGTAATACTTAATTGGATCACTGGTACCCACACCTGTATTGTCCTCATAATGGCCGTATGGTTCTTGGTGGATGTAGTCAGCAATCGCATCCACACCGGTAACTAGCAGATCAGAATCCAGCGCACATGCACTGTAAAACATCTCAAATGCCATTGACACTTTGTCATAATCGTCAATTCCATCGTCTTCTAGTAGCTCGTACCAGCGCAGTACATTGTCAAAACTCAAATCAAGCTCGTAGCTTTGGCCTTTATACTCAAACGAATGTTCTAACTCCTTAGTTAGGCTTAGCAAGGCTCATCACCGCCGCTTGTTGCTGGTGTACTTCTGACGTCGCTGTTGACGATTCTTTTTAACGATATTAGATGATTCTTCATTCAACTGGCCGATGATATAAGCTAGTGCTTGGCTGTCTTCGACATAATAGTGATAGATTCGTTGACCCTCACCATCGCCCAAAACTTCATCAAAAAAGTCACGTGCAATCTTGGCTGCCTCGTCAAATTTCCCAAAAATAAAGACTTGTTGTTCTTCTAGTGACATATCGTCAGCAGTCTCTTTATCAACATCGTCAATTTCTTTTTGCACCTTAGAAATCGAAAGATCCACGGTGGCCACATGTTTTGAAAACATATCATTCATTACTAGCGAATAGGTTTTACCCGCAATAATGAAGCTCTTTCGATTCTGAATCCGTTCGTCTAAGTTAATTGCCATGATTTATTACCCCTTTAATTTACGTCTCATTTTTTACTCGTCTCTGTCTACCATCAGTGCCTATTCGGCAGCTGTTACCGTAATTGCTGATGTACCAGACTTGCCATCAGCTGTTGCAGTGATCGTTGCTGATCCAGCCGCTACACCAGTAACCGTCCCATCACTTGCAACCGTGGCAATTTTCTCGTCACTCGACTTATAAGCAATCGTCTTATTTGTTGCATTATCTGGTGCTACCGTCGTGGATAGTTTAGTTGTCTTATCGACTTCCACGCTGGCCGTTGCCGGTGCAACAGTAACATTAGTGACAGCAACTGTATTATCACCATCATCGGTCGTAATGGCCGGTTCAAAGTCAGGCTTGCCATTGAACACAATAACAACTGAGAACGTCTGCTTTGCTCCTGGAGCGCCACCAGAACTAACAATGCTAGTCAATGTTATTACACCAGTGATCGTATCTCCTGATGGTTGAGTCCAACGGAACAATGTCTTGAGATCGTCACCGATCGCTAGTTGCTTGGCCGCAATATAGTCTTGGGCCGGATCACCTTCCAGACGATTACCAGCCAGTGTGAGTTGCAGACGCTTAGACGTTACATCTGATGTTCCAAACCCTTCACCGTCGTAATATTCGTCGTTGGTGGTTGTATCGTTAGCAGCAGGTGTTGAGTTGTTAATGCCTGCCGCCAAAGGCTTCCATTCAGCCTTGTCAACATTGTCTAGGCTGGTCTGCCCCGAAATATCAATTTCGAATTTGTTCTTGTAGTTGAGCGTAAACTTACCAATTTTCCCAGTAGTTGCCGCGTCTTCATTTACAATTGCCATGAGTTATTTACCCCTTTTCATATTTGTTTGTTTCAATAAAAACAGCCATGTCTAGTGCAAACGTTGAGTTGCCTTCGGTATCCTGCATAATTAATGCGGGAGCACTAGAGACAGTCAACGATTGAAAGACAAAGCTGTTGTCGTTGCTATTAAGTTCAGTCAAACCATCCAAGTATTTCTGAATGGCAAACAGGCTTTCACCTGCTGATTCTTGGTCATTTGTACGTATGGTGATCGAATAGTTGTAACGCCAGTCTTGATTGCCAGCGTAATCCTCATCAATCACTGCACTACCAGGAGCTGGAACTAATCCAATGCCCTCGTTTGGGATCAAATAGCCCATCTTGATTGCCACTCCGGTATTGGCCTTAATGGCATCAAACAGACGTTGTTCAAGATCCATTCCAGTTGGCCCCCTTCACAAATGCTTGTGTGACTTTATTCATGAGTTGCTGATCACCTTTAAGACGTAAGTCCCAGCGGCTCGATGCACCTGCAGGATGGTGGTTTACAATCGGATGACCATTAATCTTGCCATAGAACTGTGCTCTGGCGTACGGCATGGCATACACAATGTCACTGCCATCAGTATTCACGTTGGAATAGCTACGCAGATCGCCACTACGCTTGGGTACAAATTGCTCCATGGCTTGGTGTGCATCATTGACAGCCGCTAAGCGTCCCATGCGTAGGCTTGATTGCGTGAATTTACTCTCAAATCCGTTCATGTCGAATCTTACATGTGCTGGCATCACAACACCTCCAATTCATATGACCATACCTCATTACTAAATGGATCACGATTGTCTATGATCGACTGCAAAGCATAATCATTACCTTCAAATGTGATCACCGACTGGTAGTTATCCTTAGATAGCACCGGCATCGGTGAACTAACTCCGGCGTATAAAAAAACAATCGCGTTAGCTACTAGCTGGCGATTGTCGTTGGTACCGGAATAAATTGTTTGCGGTTGAAATACACAGTGATCGATCGTGATTGGTTCCTTATAGATTGGCTGGTTATAATCGTTGGTTTCACCAGTAGCCATCTTAATCTGCACAGTCTGATTAGCTAATTGTTTAGGAAACTTTGGCATTACCATGCCCTCACCCCTCTATACAGCAAACCAGTTCTAGCCAATAGATCTACGGCCGTTGTTACCACGCCAGTATTGCCATATGTGGCATCACTAATCGAATTGCCATCTGTGGATAACGACGTTCGGCCAACTGAAACCGTCTTGAGATTACCCGCTTTCTGCTCATAGATTGTTGATGCACCACTAGCCACGGCAAACTCGCATTGATAAGCAATCGCCTTTTGGTATTGTGTCGCTCTATAAACAATAAACGGAACGTCTGATGACAGATCGTCTGACACATCGTGTGTGATGTAATAATCATTGGTTAGATTATCAATCAACAACTTAGCATCGTTACATTGACCCTTGAACTGCTCCTCTGTGAACTGCTCCTCTGTGAGCGTTGTAAAGCCCAGTCTGGTATACGTCGCAAAGTCCATCAAATCATCTCCTAGTTAGCGTCTGATTATTGTGCAGGTGCTGTGATTGTTAATTTAGCAGTGCCAACGAAATTACCATCATTAGTGGTGTAAGTAACATCAACATCACCCACTGCACCATCCTTTGCAGTTACGACACCACCAGATACCGTAGCTTTAGTAGTGTCTGACGTTGCCCATTTACCGGTTTGATCCGTTGCATCTGCTGGTGCTACTTGTGCAGTAAATGTTGACGTTCCACCAGCTTTAACGGAAGCTGTGGCTGGTGATAGTGTTACACCCGTTACCGCTACTTTTGTCGGATTAACGACTGTTGTTCCGCCACCGTCACCCGATGGCGCTACGCTTTTGGGGCTAACGAAGTAACGATTCCATCTTCCATGCTCTTACGTACAAACAAATCATGGTACAAACGGTTCTGATAAAGATAACCGTCGCCTTCAGTATGTTGACCAGGTGCAAACAAGTACACTGAATTTTCTTTGACTACGGGAATAACTGCTTGCTTAACGACAAATTGATAATTGATAGCAAGTGCATCGGGAGCTACCACCGCACCTTCGTCATAATTATAAGCTGATTGGAAACGGGCATCATCCCAAACTTCGATTAAAGTAACACCATCAATCGAAGTTACACGTGATTCAAGCGCAGTCATGCCAACATTTTGATTAGTGATGTTACGAGTGAACTCACTAGAACGTTCAAGGGCATCCATAGTTGCACTAGAAACGAATCCAGTAATGTTGGCCGGATTATACTTACGAATTGGCAAGATCGAAGCCTTGAGCATTGAATAAGCATTATCCTTAGAAATCGTTTCGCTCTTGAAATGTTTAGCATCTCGAACAGACTTAGCAGCCATTGTTGAAAAACGGTATGCGTCAAGTTCTGGTTGAACATGTTCAGTGATGAAAGTGTTTGAGATGTTCGCCATTGCAAGCTCTTGATTAGTTTCATCGACATCTTGACTATCAATGAAAAATTCAATATCCCGATCTTGTCCCATCGTGTAAGTATCTTCGTCATCTGTAACAGTTCCAGAATTATATCCCTTGCCACGTGTATGTGTCTTTAATCCAGTGGTTGAAATACGGCGAAGTTTAAATGACTTGTTACCATTGAACCAGTCAACTTGTGGTACTCCCAAAGCCGTAGTGACCAAACCTTCTGTAATCTTTTGGTCCAATTGTGTGCCGTACTTAGTAGCATAGTTATATGCAGTATTTGAATCTGCCATTATTAATTCCCCCTATTATTTGCTTGTTACTTGCTTTGTGTATGAAGTCCTAAGGCTTGTGCAAACGCATCAGGCTTAGCAGCCGGAGCACCGTCAGGATTCCCCTTGGGTGTGATGTTAATGCCTGGTTTGGCCTGTTCAGTATCGGCTTGAAACAAGTAATCATGATCACCTTTGATCTTATCCACTTGCTCACTTAAACCGGTAAGCTCGTTCTTGTCGTCGTCATACTTAATCGTGTCAGGATCAATGAATGGCAAAATTGCCTTAATATCACGTGCCCCTGCGTCTTTTAAATAGTTTTGAACGGCATTATCCTGCTTAACTTGTAAAAGATTCTGCGCCGCCTGTTCGTCGTTAGTCTTAATGGTGCTCTGTAAGTCTTCAATCTGCTTTTTCATCTCATCACTGTTCCCAGCTTGATCACTGAGCGTGGCAATTTGAGTATCTCGATCTTTGACCTGTGAGTTCAAACTTTCCACTTGTGATTCAGCATTGGCCAGTTTGCTATTCACTGATTGGATTGCTTCACCATGTTTGGCTACAACTTTGTCAGCCTGTTCGTCTGTTAAACCTAATTCCTTCAAAAAATCTCTATTCATGTTTGTTCTCTCCTTACGAGTTTTTCTACGGTGCAACGACACCGATGGATTGCACAAAAAATAAGCAGTTTAATGACTTACTCAGGTCAATGTGTTACTTGGAATAGATGCGTTCACGTCCGTATTGGCGATGTAAGAAGTCGTTGTCATCAACTAACTCACGAATCTTAGCTCTATGTGCTGATAAAGCTGTTTGGTGGCGTTTAATGCCCTCTGCATCACCCAATCGCTTAGCATCTTGTAACAGGTACTTGTCATTTCGTACTGCACGCTCGTAATACCGCTGTTTTTGCTGAATGGCTGCTTTATTTACGGCGTCCTTTGGATCATATTGTGTCTGGTAATTGTGACTTACGCCTTCGATATATGGGTAAAGCATATGGCGGCAGTTAATCCCTTGAGTGCCGCTAGCCTCACCGTATCCATGATTATAAATACTGTCGTATTTTGGATTAGCCCGATTGTCACTCAATGGCACAATGTTAACCACGTGGCCTTGAATCGGCGCACATGCCTGACGTGCAGCTGGATGGCTACCCATTACAGCAAGTGGACTGTCGAAGTCCTTCATGCTCTGCAAGCGTACGTCGTTAAACGTTCGATGGGCCGTCGACTGAATCACAGTACGAGTGTAGCCCTCAAGTGACCAGTTGTGACCACCACGATCAACCATACCCGTCTTAAGACCAGCTGACTGCCACTTGTAGATATTGTCGGCTAACGCCCGCGTGGGCGTTTTAAGCCCAGTTTGCACCTCAAGCACCGTTTTATTGATAATATCCTGATACGTCTTCATCGCTGAATTTTGACCGTAATTGGTAGTGATTAGAGTCTGATTTACATTGTTATCAAGGCTGAGAAACGTTTGTTTGGTGTAACTATCAATAATGCCGGCAACAGTGCCACTAATTGGGACTGATTCATTGAGCATTTTAGACAGCTCACTATTAATTCCCTGAGCAACTTGTAAACCATCTCGACGGATTAATTCATTAATGGCTTTTTGAGTTTTACCGGACGTTTGGGCCACGATCTTAATCACTTCATTTGTCAACGCCCCCATTTTCGACAACATTTCAAGACGCCATTCGAGAATAGTATTTCGATCATTGAGCAAGCTTCTAGTATTTTTAGTAGCGTCAATAAGCAAATAAAAAATGCGCTGCTGCATGGCAACGTATTGATTGCTGATTTCTTCGGCTTTATCCATCATTTCTTGATGTGTGGTCACAGCTATTCACCACCAAACATACCAGTTTCGGCACTTGGAGCAGGCTCTGGGGTTTCGGCCTGTACCTGATCGACCCAGTCCTGTGCGTCATTCTGCGATAAACCGTAGTTGCGCATCAAAAATTGTACCTTGGGCATGATTCTCGAAGATACTGCCAGCATATCCTGCTTGGCCTGTGCATCCTTGTCAACGAACACACCATCATCGTAATGCACATTCATTTTTAGGTTGTGCATGTCAACCCCATCAGGCAACGAGAACAACGCTTGATGACCGTCAAATAACTGCGATGATTGAGCCAATTCGAGAATAGCCGTACACAGATCATTGATAAACGCAGAAACGTTTGTCAGAATGCTTGAACGAGTTTGATACGTCATACTGTTCTCACTCACAACCGCAGTAGCCGTTTGAATACCAGTCTTTGGATCGAAACTAAATGTACCGTCAGCTAGTCCAACACCGCTCTCGAGTTGTTTAAGCCAGAAATTCATTGCATCAGTATATTCTTGCGTTCGAATATCCTTGGTTAGATCTTGAATGACATCACCATTTTCGGTGTTAAGTCCCTCATATACGCCGTCACTAGCGTCAAACATAAGCTTGTGTGCCTTGTCTGTCTTGAGCATCGACGCAGGCACTACAATACGCCGCTTGCCTGCTTTGATCTCCCACATGAAGGCATCATTTGTGTTGTTGATATTATCGAGTGTATGTTTGTTATTATCAACGATGCCCAAACCAAGGGGTGATTCTAACGAAATATTATTTGCACCAGGCATCCGCATATAACAGAACAAAGGATTGATCATCTGGTCACCATCAAGCGTAACCTCGGGCTCGATACCCTTATATTTGTCGATCGAATCGAGTGGCACGGACGTGCCGACCGAGTCCTTGACATCTGATCGATACAGCTCATTGGTGATCGTATACTGGCCGTCTTTCCATTGGTGAAATTCAAGCATCGTGTAGTACATCACCGTATCATTTTCGATTTGTGTAGTTATGCTGGCTAGTGCAGCTTCACTAATGTTGTTGGTGTTTGATTGCAATGGGTAGAACTGATCAGCTCGAGCCCATGCCAGTTTGATCTGATTACCATCAACATACGGACGCACTGCAATGCCACCGCAAACAATAGCCTGCTCAAGGCGCATTTCAAATTCGTTCTTGAAGTTATTGGATTCAAGTACCCCATTGATGAAGTCGGACAGAGCTGTGTTTTCAAAGCTAATCTCGCATTTCTCATTGAATACAATCGATGCTAGACGACGTGCGACCTTCTCCGTCATATTGACACCGATCTGTTTGCGAATTGTCTCTTGACCATCGGACGTATGATATTTAACATCTGATGGCAGACCAGAATAGTACACAAGATCCTTGTTGATCCGTTCGTACTCCGAAGGATCAATATTAATTCGCTCGTCATCCGTTATATTGACCAGCGACTTACCAATGCCCATCTTTCCACCTTCTTTCCATAAGAACTTCTTGATTGAGTCGAACAATCCCATTCGTATCACCTACCATTTCAAGCAAAATAAAAAAGCCTCTACGAATTAGAAGCTTTCTTTTGAAGCATTAATTGTGCTGCACATTTTCTAGAACACGTTCTTGCCTTGCTGTATTTATTTGTTACGAACGAGCTCCCACACACAACACATTTTCTTGTTTCATTATCAACACCTGATCTTCTTCGGTATGCAGATTGGCAGTCAGGCGAACAAAATTTTGCACTTGGTCTTGCAGCCCTGAACGTTTTCCCGCAATTTAAGCAATTGACCATGTATTTCTTTCTTATTTTTATTCCCTTATGAGTTTTAGATGCCTGTGTTCTCCCTTCGGGGCTTCTATGCCACTCAGCAGCTTTAATCCTCGCCTTATCAAGCGAATGGTTCCATTTTGGTAGCATTTTATTGCGATCATGTTCACTATGCCACATGTGATGTTCATGTTTTGTCATACACATCAGATTGCTAATATCATTATGGTCCTTGTTTTCATCATAGTGATGTATTTGATAGCCTTTAGGTATTTCACCGTTATATTTTTCCCAAATATAGACATGTAGTCTTTTACGAGTACTTCCGATCTTTTTCGTCGACAAATAATACCCTGATTTACTATCTTTTCTAAATTTATAGCCATCTACAAACGCTGTTCCGTTTTCGTACAAAATATCATCCATAGCTATCACCTCTATGCCTATTTTACCACATAATAAATAGCTGTGTTCGCTGATATTACCACTTTAGTCCTAAATCTCTTCTATTATCGAGTACGAAGTACTGTAGTGCATCGCATGTGTGATCATGTTCCTTGATGACCCGTGGATCATCTGATTCAATCGTCTTCTCGTCCCATTGATAACGCCTGTGCTCGGAAATGAATATCTCGTTTGCTTCTGTATCCAAATAGAAAAACCGGCCTTGTGCAAGCAAATTTTGCACATGGTCAATCATTGCGACTTTCTTTGTTTTGGCAACATGATGCCACCTGATTGAATAGCGTTTGAAATATTCGTTGTCCAAGGCATAATCGGCCGTAGCACTATCAGCACTCCGTTTCCAAGGATCAAGGCCCCAACGCTCAATGTTATGTTGCTCAAAGGCATATAGATCCTCAACTAGATCACTGGGTGCTTTCTTATTGGCCTTGCCAGACGGGCTGTAATAATACGTGTCCAGTAAAATCACGCGTCCTCTCTCAGTCACCCCATAACACCCCTCGGTTGTCGCTGATGTTTCATGCCCTGAATCGACTGAGAAGTAGATATTGAGCAGTTCATCATCGTCTGGTAGCTCCTTGAGCTTATGAAACAGGCTCATGTTGTAGATGTTGGTGCCCAGACCGATTACCTTGCCCAAATACATCCAAGCATAGTAGTCCGGATCATTCTGAGCAACCACCGCAATTTCATCGAGGTAGTCCTGAGATAGGACCCCAAGTGTGTCATTCTTGTAGGTCGAATGGTCGATGTACCAATTAGCCAGCCCAATTCGCTTCTTAATCCACTCATTAATCCAATCATATGGGTTCTTGGGCGGGTTGTAGCTGTAGTACGTAATCACATGCTTACCAGGTGGTAGTTTCTTACGCGTGAATGACGCCCGCACAGCATCGACTTCGGCCCAGTCACTGAATTCCGCCAATTCTTCGAACCAAAGCCAACGGATGTAACCTTTAGCAATGATCATCGACTTGAGTTTTTGTGGGTCATCAACACCGCTGAAATAGAACGCGGTCCCGGTTGACTTATGAGTGATCCGATATGGTGACTTCTTGAACGTGAACTCGTCTTGCACATCGAGTTCGTAGATAGCCCACTTGATTTGCTCATAGACGGATAATTCAAGTGTATTGGCAACTTTACGCATGATCAGTGCGTTGGCCTCAGGATCGTCCAGAAAGTCGATCACAAGCTGTAGACTGATCACAGACGATTTAGTGGAACCACGGCCACCCTTGAGTACCTTGTTCAGCGCATCCGAGTACAGAACGTCGTCAAAATGTGGATTGATCAGATTGTTGGCATTAATTGTGATCTCCGCCATGTTTGTCCCTCCGATCCGTCCGAATGATCTTGACCGTGTTCGACGAACCAGTAGTCTTCTGCTCATCTAGTAGTTTGGTTAGTGCACCCAAGGCCTTCTGTTTGTCATACAACTCAATATCAATCTCACCTTTGTCAGTCTTAACCTTTGAGATAAGTGAGGTATCAACCATACTTTGGTCCTTGAATCGCACCTCGTGCTTTGTGTGCATCGCAGGCTCACCAGTATTGGGATCAGTAACCTCTACGTAATCGTAATGACCGCTGTTATCAATGAACGGCCCATTTTTACGATAGAGGCGTTCCCAGATAGGTGTGTCGGTCGTCACGAAATTAACGTAGTCACCCATATCAGCAAACGCCTGCTTGGCATACTCGTGGGCAATGTCAACGACAGTTAGATGAAGATCATCTGCAACCGACTTTTTGAGTTCAGTCAGCTGTTTTTGAATACCAGTATTTACCAGTAAGGCTGGCCCATTGGTGTTGGCCGTTCCATAGTTCACACCATATGCCTGCATATAAGCCCACGTGGCATTGAACCGTTGCAAATAGTACAAACAGAATGCCTTTTGTTTATCCGTGAGATCGCCATTATCAACCAGCTCGTCCACAACTTTGTGTGCAACCTTTTTGCGTTTTGTGTGCACACTTTTTTTGGGTGGTGCACCCTTATTCCAGTACCTCGACTTCCACGACTTAACCGTGTTGAGCTTAACGTCGTACTTAGCCGCTATGTCTTTATACTTCATACCGGCTTCATAATCTTTCTGAGCCAGCTTATACTTCTCAGTCATTACATATCACCACACCTCCGTTTGATCTTGTCGTCTTTCGACTGCATATTAAAAGCGCCATGCTGTTTAGCACGACGCTTGTCTTGTTTGATGGCCTTGTCAGCACGAGCGATCATATCTCGCTCAAATTGGCAGCTAACTAGGCCGTAATCTGTTTGTTTCATGTTATTCACCTATCGTATTAAAAAAGCCGCCCCTGCTAAGGCGACTAAATATGAAACCTATCGTTGATGCCACGGGTCAGAAGGGAGCTTTTCCACCTCCACGTGTACCGTGGCTAAACCAATATCGGGAATCGAACCCGGTAAAGGCATAAGCACCCCGTCCGTTGCGTAAACCAGACAAGATGACAAGTAGTTAAATAATTGGTTTCCAAGCAATTATTCTGTTGATGCAATCACAAAAACAAATAACGTTGCTTCCTAATTTGATTTCGTTGCTAATCAGCAAGAAGTGTCATTAATGCTTCTGTGATCCGTGTAGAAAGAAAGATGTGTTCGTGCGAGATTAACCGTGTCTCGCCTAGGGCGCTACCCTATTTTCAAGCAATCATCGTCCTTGTTATCCTCCTAGGCTGGACATTGCGGATTGTATGCTTGCTATGGAAACATCCGGGTGGGAATCGAACCCACTAACAAATAGATTAGTATTTGTAATTTCCATTGTACGGATGATGGGAGCTGATGCTATGAAGAACATTAATCGTATGACATCAGCCTACCACCCGGGAGGGTATCGAACCTTCATGCTGGCAATAATGGCATCCGCACCTGTGGTGTTCATTTTTCTATTGGATAACCACCATCTAGCATTAGCACAGGTATCCGCTAGAGTTCCGTAGAATAATGTCAGTATTCCATAACCGGGTAATGATAACGGCCATGGATCGGGCATGACCGTGCACGAACAAGCGTGCAATGATTCAGGTGGGGATCGAACCCACATCTTCTGTCTTACCAATTAGACGACTGAATCACGTGTTGATTAGTGAATCGATTATATTGTATTGAATTTATAAACTTATTCAGAAAGGAGGTAACCGGCGTACCCGTACCGGTTGAAAATTCATCAAATGTCGAAAATGTTTAGCACGCGTCAAGATGCAAGTTATTTGTTTATTCACTAATCAACAATACAAGCATATACCCATAATTCAGATATAACCTGCACTAAGTCTGCAACGATCCTGCAATTTTCCTGCACTAAACCTGCAATTTTTTTGGTTCTTGAAACTCATGTAGGTCATCAAGCATGTAATAATCTGCAAATGCGAGTAAGGCACGATTCTTGTAATAGTAATAGCGGCGTTCTTGATAGCCAATTTCTTTCCAAATTTGAAAATCATATACTCTGTGGTCGGAAAGGTACAGTTTCTTAATGATCGTCTGGCTAATACTGTCACAAACGTTCAAGGCTTTCATTGTTTGCTCCACAACGTTTTCAGCTGTTAACCGTTGTACAATACGCCGATCAGCGTTGTTCTCTACATTTTTGACGCCCGGCATATCCGAGATTACGGGTGATTGCAGATTGGTTATACTTCTACCCGAATAACGCACCATTTTTGGAAAAGTTACTTTAAAAAAACTAGTCACTTTCTTGATGGTCGCCTGCTCGTCAACCTCGGGAAAAAGTGATAAATTATCTGTTGTTTCAGTCATCTCGGCACCCCTTATGATATAATTAGTTTGGAAAAAGCATAATTAGTTCCGGGGTAGTCGTCTGTGCAAAGGCGGCTATTTTTTATTTTCTAATATATAAATATTATTATTACGATTAATTGTTATCATTTAGTTTATTTAAGTAAAAAATGTTAGACTTTAATTAATCAGATAAGGAGGCTTTCCATATGACTAAAGATAGTAAAACTAGATTCAACTGGTTACATCTCATTATTTGGATTGTATCAATTCAGATAATTGGCAGTCTTTCCGCCCTTTTTGCAGGAGACATAAAAAACATCTATAATCATCTATCCTTACCTCCCCTATCGCCACCTAACTATTTATTCGGCATTGTATGGCCAGTTTTGTATGCTTTAATTGCCATCTCTGGATATTTGATTTATCGTAGTAGTTACTCTAAACATGATAAAACTATGAATTATTCTCTGTTTGGAATTCAACTATTTTTAAATTTCATCTGGAGTATTGTATTTTTTAATAATTTGCAATACTGGATTGGTGTCATAATAATCGTTATCTTGGATATTATTGTGCTGCTATGTGTAACTAACTTTTATAAATCAAGTAAATTAGCTGCCTATTTACTCATTCCGTATTTTGTTTGGATACTATTTGCCACATACTTGTCTATTGGTGTGGCCGTATTAAATTAACCCTTCTCAGTTTCTATTTATCCAAATATAACTATCATTGAAGTCACTATTTAAATTAATAGCGGCTTTTATTTTGCTGAAATTTTAACTAGTTATGCTTGTCTTTCTGCCGTCATATCAAGGATTTATTTAACCCTCATTTTTCCACTCAATTCGGACTTCTCAGTTTCTAGGTCTTTAATTACTTGTTTATTTGGTTTCATCCTGCACCTCCACCCGTTCGCAACCTTCTAGCCCATATTTCTTAATTTCGTCCATCGTGAATTGCTTGTCACTAGAAAACGAGTTCGTATTATTGCTAATAGTTAAAGTCGTTGCGTCATTAGGGCTAATTTTCCAATAATAAAAGTTTTCTGCTTTGAGAACTTTAACGTAATACTTCTTTTCTGGTTCTCTCCGTTCATCAATCGGTGTAGCCGCGTAATCGCAGATCAACCAAAACGTGCTTTCTAGTAACTCATCACTGTAGTTATTTGGGTTGATTCCCATACCATAGCGCTGATTTTCATTGATCGTAGCAAACGGCCGTTCATCCTTCATTTGTAAATCATTCTCATAAATTTCAAATAATGGACTGCCATATACCGTGCTTTTAGTCCAAGTGCAGCCTCGTCTATTTAAACGTTTTCCAAATTCAACAGTTTTCAAATTAATTCCTCCTCAAAAATCCCGCTGTGATAGTCATATCTTGCGATCGTAATGGGTATGTCATACCGCATCATAAATAATTTCATGCGTAGTCTAGCGTCTGTTGTGAGCGTCACATTGCCGCCTTTCACGTCGACTACCTTATCGATCACGCCGTTGGTCCGGTGCACGAAATCTGGCCTGTACGTTGCGTGTGCGTATCGTTTATGACCGCATCGAAATGCTTTGACGATCTCGAACCGTTCCTGACGTGTCCAACCATCGGCCCATTCATTTTGGACTGTGAGGTAGTAAGCACCCTCAGCCTTCGAATCAAACTCAATTCCGTCAATAACCACCTTGTGGCTGTTGTATTTCTGCCGGCGTGGGTACAACTCGAATCCTCTATGCCAGGTCACTGAATCGCCTCCGCTGGCAAGGTCATTAACTCAGTCACTGGATAAATGCCTTCTGCCTTGAGCGTGTCGTAGATGAATTTTTGACCCTTCTGTGTCCACTTGAGTAGGCAGTGCACATGCTTAGCTTCCTTGTCGGACCACTGTTCATAGTCAGCGTAACCCTCACTAGCGAAATGCTGACGAACGATCCAACTCTTGCCTTGCTTGTAAATCACACCATGATCCTTAAGCCACCCATTCAGCCATTGAGGAGACTTCCCATATCGTTTAGCAATTACCGTCGTGGTCATCAGACCAGGATTGTGCATCTGATTGTCGAAGTAATCAGCCTTAGGCTTGAGTTTGGCATTCTCGATGGTTAATTGTGCGTTCTGGTCTTGCAGAATGGCGTAGCCGCGCTTCACGACTTCCTGTGGGTCGTTCCATCTACGTTCGAGTGCCAGAAAGTACTGGCGGTACTGCTTGCCAAGTGGTGTCTTGCTCATCATTGATACTTCCTTGGCCATGCCAACAGTCATGGCGTAGTCCTGTAATCCACGTCTGGCACCGTTATTAACGACCGTACTTGTGCGTACGCTTGTAAAATCTGTGCCTTCCTCGTACTCATCGAAGTTGTCAGCTACCCAAGCACTGAAACGCCGCTTGATTTCTAGTCCCTTGTATAGTGCACGTGCTGAGACGACCTGCTGGCCGTCTTGAATGGTTACTTGAATTAATTCGTTCACGTCTATACCTCCCCTATAATGCTAAAAAGTGGAATGTCTGGCCCATCGGCGGGCGTTTTTTGTTGTTTTGCTTGATTCTGTTCGTTTCTCTCCTGAACGGTTTGTTCGTACTGCTCACGATTCGTAATACCGCGCTTCTTAAACGCGTTCAGGACACTTGCAATGTACTTGAAGCTGTATGCCTGATGGAGTACAGCCTCCTGCAATGCACATTCAACCAGTACAGGGCTAGCCCCTTGAAACAAGCCATCAAGGTATTTGAGTTCCATTGGTGACAGTCGCCGTCCAAATTCTTGGGTGATCTTCTCAGTCACTGATTCTCGCGTAGGCGCGTTATTAATATTATTAGGAGTAGCAGGAGTAGAAGAACCTAATGATTTAGTTTGGTTTGTTTTAACTAATGTGTTCGGAGTGTTGTCCGGCGTGATGTTCGGACTGTTGTTCGGTGTGTTATCCGCTTTGCTGTTCGGAGTGTTGTTCAATATGGACAACACTAAATTGTTAGTTAATTCTGGGATCTCATATCGAGGTGCTCTGTTAGAACCACGTTTCTTGTAGTAGACCAGCTTTTTTTCGATCAGCTGTTGTCTGCTCCGTTGAAACGCTGATTGAGACAGCCCTGAAAGACCTTTAATTTCGTCGGCTGAGCATGTGAAGGTTGATATCCATCCGAGGCTATTGTCCTTGTTCAATAAGGCAAGGTACAGCATCCTTGACGAGGGACTCAACTCCGCACTTCCCGCAATCCGGAAAAAGGTATTCATCTGCTGAATGTAGTTCACACTTGCACCTCCTAGTCGATCAGATCGCCAACCTCGACGAATCCCTCTAGTTGTTTATGGCTCCGACAGTACTCACAAGTTCCACAAGCTACTGGTTTTTCCTGACCAGTCTTTACGGCTTCAAAGTGCTCAATCTGTCGATCAATTCGATCAAGTTCATCCTGGTATCGCATGGGATCAATATTAATGGCTAACTTGTCAGGCGGCGTCTGCTTACTTACTGCAAAGATGAACGGCTCACAGGTTACCCCATAGACTTGCTTAATAAGTTCACGATAGACAGCCATTTGGAGTACGTAGCCCCGATCTTCAACAAATGACTGCCACTGCTTGTAGTAATCGTTCCAATGACGCTTATGGATGTCATCCACGGTCTTGAGGTCACAGAAGTACCCTTTATCGAGGTTCAGACAATCAAGCTTGCCCTTCCAATCAACACCACCAAGGGTGCCTGAAACAGGTACCTCTTTCTCACCCTGGTAAACCATCTTGAAGAAGTCATCATCATCCAACGTTTTAATCATCATATCAGCCTGTTTGTAGGCCGCCTTAGGCTGTCCTTTGTACTTACCAGCCTTGGCAATAATATGATCGTGATTCTCTTCAATAAAGTCCCTGTGAGCTTCTGGTGATTCGTAGTAGCTATGCAAGTAGTTTCCAACAAGTAGCGCCTCTGGATTGCTTGTTGGCTGCCACTCATCACGAAGCTTTGCTAATGCGGCCGCTTCACAATTCTCGAAGTCCTTGAACTGGGATGTGGACCAATAATCCCAACTAGTGGCTTGGCTGTAGTAGTTCTGTTTGTTGAGCTTCATCGGTTGGCTCTTCGTTTTCGTCGGATTCTGTAGCATTGTCGTTCACCTCTTCATTTATCTCTGGCTTAGCTTCTTTAAGCTGTGATTCTTTGAATGATTCAATGAGTTTACCAGCGGTGCTGTCTTCTGGTGTGACGTCCTTACGTTCGTCGTTGAAGTCCATTTCTGAATCATTAGTGTCCTGAATTGCCTTGATTAAATTGTCATTGTCTCCAGAAGTGTTAATGAACATTTTGGCAGCACGACGAAGTACGGTCCGTTTAGCCATCTCATCGCCAAACTCGTTCTGAACTTTCTTAGTCTTAGCATGCGACCAGCTCTGATCAATCATCTTCTTGGTCATGACCGTCACGTTTTCTTGCCCATCAGTGGTCCGAATAACAGCGAACGCTCCAACAATTGGCTTATCAAGATTGGCAAAGCTTGGCTTAAATACTTCAATCGTTGTCTGACCCATATCATCGGCCCCAATCTCGAATTGATCGTCTTCGTGGATTACTTGAGCAAACGGCTTACCTTTCACGTTCTCAAGACGTTCAAGGATAGTCACATCACCGAAGTACGACCGTTGAAATGTTAACTTGCGACCGTATGGAATAAAGTATCCTTGACTCTTAGCTGGGCTAAGCCCTTGAATTGCCATGTTGAGTAACGTCTGCGTCTTGGAATTGTCATCCGTGTTCATTAGCTTAGGATCATCCGATATCATCAGCCACGCGGCATTGAGTGCATTTCCAAGACTATAGTTAGATGGCAATGCAAGACCGTTGTCAGCCTTCTCAAGTTCAGTGATACGATTTTGTACTTTTAATACAATTGGATTAGATGGCATTTGAATCATCCTTTCTTTCTGCGCCCATTAAACGGGCAGCTACATAATCTCCAGATTTTTCAATGATCGTGCTTAAGATGTTTCTAAGCTCCTGTGGTGTGCGTAGTGCAATGTAGTTATCAAGTGCACCATCACGAAGTTCATCGGGTGTGATGTCAAAATCTGGAAAGATTAATCGTGTTTCTAGTGAGTATTTATCTTCTAATAGATAGCGTTCGACTGGTGTTGGCCAATCTGATGGCTGTCTTTGTTGTTTAACATCCATTGCAAAAGCCCCCGTTTCGGTTTATGATATTGACATAAGATATTTTTGAAATAGTTTGTTTCGACGTTTAACAGTTGCCGCTGTTGAGCGTCTTTTTTTGCGTGTTTAAACATGTTTCTGCTCCTTCCGATCAAATAGATAGTTGCCTGTTTTAACGACGCCAAACACGATCCAGAACAACGCTAGCCAATTGATTAAGACTTGATTGCCTGTTACGAGCACAAGACTGGTAACAGCTCCAAGAATCATATACAGCCACTTCATACTGATTGCTTCCCTTCTTTATTCGCTCCATCTGCGTGTTTATAAATGTCAGGAAAATGTTGACTCAAGAACGTTGCCATCTCCTTAGCATTGAACGAATACTGCTGCTTACTACCAGCTACTGGAATAAATGCTGGACCACCATTCTCAAAGCTCAGTTCGTCATTGAACGGGCCGAGAATGTTATCTTTCACCCATTTACGCTCATGACCAACACGGGCTATCAAGTCTGCCATCGTCCAATACTGGCCTTCTAACGATGTCCGTTTCTTGTAGTCCTCTAATCCCTCAATATAGGACTTATCGACAATCACCTGATCCTCAGGAACGTTGATTGTAACTGTCGCCTTGATCTGTGTTGCCATTCTTCTCACCTCGCTAATTTGCTATGCTTCCAATATTTCTTGCGCTCGTTCGCCAAATCCTGCAACGAAAATCCAAATGCGTGACAGATAGCGATTGCAGCATTGATTCCGTAGAAATTGGCATCCAATATCTGAATAACTGCATCCTCTGGATCGTCTGCACCGTGAATTGAATCAGCTGGACCACTCAACTCATCAAGTGAATTATTAACGGCTGTGACGGCTTGCTGTAGCTGTGGCACTAACATAACCACTCGCGATAATGGATTCTCACTTATTGCTGAGCCGTTCATCACAGGCGGCAAAAACTCACTGAATTGATGAGCAACGTCTAATAGAATCTCCTCACCCTGTTCAGGAAACGCCCGCATAAGGCTTGGTACACTTTCAAGCGGTATCTTGGCCGCACCCGTTCGATACTTCGAAATAGCTGGCTGTGAATATCCTGAATCACGCCCCACCTGTGTGGCTGTAACATGTCGAAGCTTCATAGTATGGGGCAACGTATGAACGAGGCTCATTGACATATGAACTCGTACTTCTTGCATGTAAAATCACCTCCCTTCATGATTTGATTGGTCTTATTACAGCTATATGAACTACATTAGAGTTAAGCAAATGATTCCATAGCCATCTCGGCTACTTCATCTGCCACGCGGTTACGTTCGATGGTCAGCATATTGTTTAACGTGTCCGTTCCGAATCCTTCCAGAAACGACCGCTTGAGGTCCGGACGGAAGGACATTAAGTCCTCTACTAGTTGTGATTTATTCATATGGTTACCTCCTCGCTCATTTAAAATTGAATATACGTGTTCACTCTCCGGTGGGATAATAGTTCCAAAGGAGGTGAAATTATGACTAACGAAGAAATTACAACAATTTTGGCAAAATATGATATTGCTGACGAAAAACTTTCTGCAGCACTTTCTGAAATTGCAACTATCATCATCGAACGTGCAGGTTCTGTTGATAGTAAGAAAGCTTTAAACATTGAACGCCAAATCGTTAAGAATCAAAATGCTCGTGATCGTGGCTTAGCTGGTTTTAAGCTATAATCACTCTTCTCGGAGGTCAGGCTTTGTGCTTGTCCTTTTTTTCTTTAAGCTCGTTCATTCGTACTAATTCGTAGTAGATATGCCAGAGTGCACTAGTGATTCCGTTATGGTTTCTGACTTTCATACGCTCACCTCCTTGGCGGTGGAATTGTTTATACTTTTATTTGTAGTTAAATAGTAATTTTTAACTTATTTTTGTAGTTAAATGCTTCAAAAAAAATTTCCTCTTTATCGACATCAAAAAAGTCTTGTAAAAATTGCATCTGAGCTGGCCCAGGAGTAGCCGATCCTCTCTCCCACTTGCTGACTGTTCGTTGATTTACTTTTACTAAATCTCCAAGTTCTTTTTGAGTCATCTTTTTAGAATCTCGTAACTCCCGTAACTTATTGTCTAAATTCATTTTTCCACCCCCTTACCAACTTATGTAGTTATCATATACTACATTTTGTAGTAATACAATAGTTTTTACTATTTTTCTTGGTATTTTGCTTAATTTACCACAAATCGTGGTAATCTTACGTTGTAAACGGAGGTTTTTATATGATAGGCGCAAAAATTAAAGAACTACGCAATGAGCTTGGCATTAGTCAAGCCGAATTAGCTAAACGAATATCTGTTTCTCAGCAAACCATTGGAAGCTGGGAAACAAATCGATCAGAGCCTAACCTTGATGCCTTAAAAAAACTAGCATCTATATTCAATACGTCCGTAGATTACATTATTGGAAACTCAAAAAAACGTCACTACTATGATTTAACAAAAAAAGATGAAATTGACATAGCAGAACAAGCAGAACAAATCATTGAAGGAATACAGACTTCTGCAGACGTGAATTTCTATGGTGAACCCGCGACAAAAGAACAGATGGAAAGCATGCGTGACATAATTGAAACGGGGTTGCGCATCAATAAAGAAAAAGCAAAAAAGAAATTCACACCTAAAAAATATAGAGATAATGGAGCAAAAGGTGGCGATTAAATATGTCCGTCCAAAGTGAGGTAAATAAATTAATCAAACGGTTTAACTCAACCAACCCATATGTGGTTGCAGAGGGCCTTGATTATGATGTAATCCCCCACCAAATGGATTCGGACACATGGGGGCAAACAATTCGTTCCAATCGCATTTGTTCAATATTCATCAACGATCGACTAAGCGAGCAAACAAAACTATATGTAGTTAGTCATGAGCTTGGTCACTGCCGCTTACATACTGGGTACAATACTCCATTTTTGAGGAGTACGGCTGCTGGATTCAATATTCCGTATATTGAGCGGGAAGCAAATGAATTCGCTTTTGATTTTTTGCTTTCCGATGTAGATAGAGACTACGAAATTTCTAAACTGAATATCTTAGAATACTATGGTTTACCTGAATCTATGGAACGATTTATTAAGATTCAGTGATGTTTATAAGTCCAAATACTGACGACTTAAAAAGCTGAAATTCTTGGGAGATTCAAAATGGATAAGACAGAATTTACAACTAAACTCAAAAAGATATCTGAACAAGTTGATCAGTTTGCCGATAAATTAAACACTGAGGAAGCTACCAAAAATGCGTTAATTATGCCATTCTTCGCCGCTCTAAACTATAACGTATTTGATCCAACAGAGTTCGTGCCTGAATTTACCGCTGATTTTGGCAGTAAAAAAGGTGAACGCGTTGATTATGCTATTGTGTTAAATGACGAAGTCCAAATTCTAATTGAGACAAAAGAACTAAGTGATGACTTATCTAAACGCGATTCCCAGCTATTTCGATATTTTACTGCCACCAAGGCAAAATTCGGAATTCTTACTAATGGTGACACATATAAATTTTACACTGATTTAGAATCACCGAATGTAATGGATAAAACACCGTTTTTAACGGTAAAATTATCTACAATTAAAGACTCCCAAATTGCAGAATTATTCAAATTTGCTAAAGAAAATTTTAACGTTGAAAATATTACTAATTCGGCTTCTGATTTAAAATATGTAGGTCTCGTTAAAAGCTACTTCAATAAAGAAATTCAGTCACCAGATGATGAGTTTGTCCGCCTTATCTTGACATACATTTACGACGGAATGAAAACACAAGCTGTTATAGACTCATTTAAGCCAGTAATCCAAAAAGGTTTTTCTCAGATCATTTCTGAAACCGTTAACAGCAAATTGAGTAGTGCGCTTGATCGAACAATTGATGAATCATCCACCGATGATGACAATCCATCGATCAAAAAAGAAACTGATGACGGTATTATAACAACACCAGAAGAACTTGAATCATACACCGTCGCAAAAGTTGTCTTAAAAGACATTATTGATCCAAAACGTGTGTACTACCGTGATAATCGCACGTACTTCAACGTCTTAATCGATGATAGTAATCGCAAATGGATTATTCGTATCTATTTTAACAAAACACGCCATTTCTTCATTCTTCATGATGATGACAATACTGAAATTGACTTTGACGATCCAACAGACATTTACAACTACGCTGATCAGATAAAATCTATTGCCGACCAATATAAAGTATAGTTTTACGGAGGTAATTTTCAATGAAAAAACAGGTACTTGTTATTGGTGGTACGTTAATTATTTCTTTTTTTCTAGTTGCATGTGGTACGAATACAAAATCATCTGAGCAATCTAAATCTGTCGAAAAAATTTCAATTATAGGCGTAAAGGATAAATATATCTATTCTAATAATCCGGTAGTCATCTCCGGTAAAACCAATAAAAATGCAAAAGTTAAGTTAATAGAAGTTGATGATACTGTTAAAACCATTAATTCCAATAAAAATGGTGCTTTTAAGTTTACGATTACCCAACCAGATGAATACAAAATTACAGTTTCAAAAAATTCAAAAAGTAAATCAGTCAAAACTTCGGTAGAAAACAATCCATCGATTCAAAGTAGCATTTCTGAAAGCATGAAAAATGCTTCTTCAATGGCTGATACATCATCTGATGAATCCGTTTCTGAAACTTCATCTACTACTGCGATCAATTCTGATCTCACTAAAATGTTATCAAGTTGGAACGGCAAAGGATTTTCTAATTATGTTGATCATATGGAATACACAGACGATGGTGTTTTAAACATTTACATGAATGATAGCTTTACAGCATTAGATAACACAGATTCAACACAGAAATACCCTATTGCTCGCGATGCTCAAAAAGCTGGATTAGCTGAAATTAGTGGTGATTCTGATTGGTCAATCACAAAAGCCAACAAAGGCGTAAAAACCACTATTTATCATGATGATCAAATTATTGGTCACTCCACTGGTAGTATCAATGGCCAGTTTAAATGGCAATAACACCACCTACCCCGTCAAGCTGAAGTTCACGGATCCGGACACTGGGCAGAGTATTGGGACTATTAAACTGGATGTGAATTAATTATTTCAATACTTAAAGTAAGCATGATTTGGAGGAATGATTATGGTATCAGACACCAACGATGACGAAGGATATGTATATGCATTAGAAAACAAAGCTTTCCCAGGCTACATTAAAATAGGTCAAACAAAAGATGTGGCCCGCCGTTTAGCTCAATTTAATGATACTGGTATTCCAGATGGGAAGCCGACATTATTACTATTTGCTGTAAAAATTATGAATTATAAAAAGGCTGAACGACTATTACATAGAGCTCTTTCTAGCATGCGTGAAAGCCCTTCAAAAGAATTTTTTAAAGCAACTTACAACCAAACAAAAGAAGCATTTAAACTACTAACCTTCAATGACCCAACAGCTGAATGGATTAGACCGGAAGAATACAATTCAAAGATAACCGGAAAAAAATATACAGTTATTAGCCGAAAGATTGGTTCTCGCCCCAATCGCACATTCAAATACCTAAGCATTCCAGCAGGTGCGAAATTGACTTTTCGAGAAGATCCAAATATTAAAGTTACCGTTATAGACGGAAAAAATCATGTATTATGTCGCTGTGGTAAGGAACATACCCTTTCAAGGGCAGCAATTTGTTGCTACGATCATTATCACCAATTGACAGAAGAACAATGTGGTAGGGATCGTAACGGTTTCGCATGGTTCAAGTATAACGATATTATTTTATCGGATATAAAACCAATGGTTAACGCAGAATTGGAATAGTTATTTTTTAGCCTTTGTACCTAGTTTTTAACTGGTTCTCAGAAGAGTGTCCTGCATTGCTTAATTTTCATTGATTTAAAGACGGTTTTAAGGAAGAAGTGATTGTATGGAATACGTTGACATTTTTGGATATAAACACTCTAACTGCTCTATTATAAGTTCTGACAATGAATATAGACGTGTTTTTATTATTGAAGACAGTTCTCATAGACACTTTGTATGCTTGAAACCCGATGCAGTCCCTAAAAGAGGAATGTCTAATCACTGGGAATTATCAAAAAATGATCATATTCCTGATAACTATTGGGATCCATTTGATTAAAAAATTATTTTTAGCCTTCGTTTATATTGGGTGTGGCCATAATAGGCCTTTTACATGTTTGGTTAGATCAGATGTCCGTAACCGTCTGGTCGTTGGTTCGAGTCCTGCCGGGGACGTTGTACTTATTTATTGAAAGGATGTGAAAACATTGTGGTAAAAGTAAATGCTATCATCAATCAGATGAACGCTGGCAGAACTCATCCTTTTTTAGTTTCTTGCGATGACTCTAAGCAATATATAATGAAATGCATCAATAACACTACAAATGGGAAGGCTCTGTTTAATGAAATTTTTGCCTCACGTCTGGCAAAACTCTTGTGTATTCAAACACCATACACAAATATCGCAAAACTTCCGGAAAATATTGTAGAGGCAAATTCATTACTCACAAACAATGAAAGTCATCCAGGGAAATGTTTTATTTCTGAAATGATTAGTGGAACTGCCTTAGGAATAAATCAAATCTCCGCACACAAAATTTTAAATGATGAAATCTTTCCAGAAATTATCTTCTTCGATACTTTAGTAATGAACTCCGACCGAGCAGATAATAAAGGCAATTGGTTTGTCAAAAAATCAACCAGAAATTTAATTGCTCTGGACCATACTAATATTTTTAGAATCGCACAAATATGGGACAATATTTCACTTGAGCAAGATTCTCAAAATCCACCTGAAATTATTAAAGATTTAGACGACATAGCATACGCATTACTTGCAGACGAATATAAGCGAAGAAATCCTGAAACAAATCACCCGTTTTCACCTATAAAAAGAAGACTGAGTGAGTTGTCAGAAGATGAAATTAATTCATGTTTTTCAAACATTCCAGACGAATGGGCAATTTCAGACACTGACTTAGAAGCCGCGAAAAAGTTTCTTCACTTTCAAATTGCTCACTCGGATGATATAGTGTATAAATTAGAACAAAAATTTGGATTTAATAAAGGAGGTTATTTACATGGATAATTTTAAACTATTTTATTCGGTCTTGAAATATATTCCAAGTTCTATTCGTATGGAATCTATCAATGTCGGCATAGTTGTTCATGCACCCTCTATTAGTTTTTCCCATCTATTCAAGCTAAAAAATACTCGTCGTGTAGCTTCTTTTGATGACGAATACGACAAAGATTTTTTTAACATGACTCTTGACTCGCTACGTTTTGATCTTAACTTTCCAGTAGATGATGATCAAACGCATATGTCTCTCGGGTATGAAAGCAGATTTAAAAACATTGAAAATGATTTCTTCTTATCGGAAAATATTTCTTTTTTGTCGAATGAATTCCAGTTTTCGCCAATTCAGGCCATGGAAACAAGTGCCAGCTCCTTCGAGGAGGATGTCGACGAGTTAAAAAAGATGTACTTGTACTATGACAGACCAAAGTCACAACGTATTACAAAAGCTGAAGTTAAACGTATTCTATCTAAAAGTTTAAATTCTTATAGTCTTAGCAACTTAGAGAAGAAGCCAACGGATATAAAGAGTGACTTTAGTGATGAACCTGTTTTTGATTTTAAAGTTGGAGATAAGTATATAAAAGCTATCTCGTTCGATTATGCCCACAAATCAACAATGGCTACTGAATTAAAGAGTGCGCTATATGACATAAACAAAATAATCTCCGAAACTCCTGTTCCCGAGATTATAATCACAACTAATGATGACTACAATACAGAATCTTATAACACTTTTACCGAAAAATTAGTTGAAATTGAAAATTCTGCGAAAAAAGCAAACATAAGGGTCGTTCCATTATCTGAGTTCGGTCAAGCCTTGAATAAGTAATATGCACTGCCCCATTGTATTGGGGCTTTTATTTAACGCTTTAAAAGAACATATGTTTGTAATAATCAATAGTAAAGTATGAAAGGATGGTAAATGTGGCATATATTTATAAGCGCGCCAACTTATGGCATTTTAGGGTTAATAGATCCGTAAATGGGAAGAGGTTGCCCATTAACTCAAACGGTGGTTACCGCTTAAGAAGCATGGCCAAGGAAGCGGCCCAAGAGATCGAAGACCAAATCAAGCATGGCACATACCAAGAGCCAACAGACCAAACATTCGACAGATATTACGAAGAATGGTTTCACACATTTTATGAAGGAAAGAAGTCAGCAGCAAACGACAACCACTACCGATCTGCACTAAAAAAAATCAAGAAATATTTTCCTAATAAAAAAATTGCTGATATCTCACGATCCGATTATCAAAATTTTTTAAATGAATTTGGTAAGGAACATGCACCAGCAACTGTCCTGAAAGCTCACGTTTATATAGCTAAATGTTTTCACGAAGCATATCACTTTGGAGCAATATCAATTGATCCAACCTATGAAGTATCACTAACCGGTGATACCAGCCTTGAAAAAGATGAATCCCATAAATTCATGAATCTAGATGATTTTAAAACTCTAATCCAGTACACTTACACCCATCTCGATCCTCGTCGGGTAACCAACTATATTATTCTTGTTATGGCGAATACCGGTATGCGCTTTGAAGAGGCGGACGGGCTTACCTGGGACTGTATTGATTTCGACAATGCCACGATAAAAATTGATAAAACTTGGAACTATACGAAAAAGCCTTATGGATTCGGGCCAACTAAGAATCAGTCGTCCATGCGGTCAATTCATGTCGACAAGCAAACGCTTGGTGTACTTCGCAAACTCAAACTCGTGAATGACAAACGTAAGTTAATTCGACCAGACTATAACCCGAATAATCTATTGTTCATTCGGCCAGAAAATGGTCTCCCAATCTCTAATGACGGCCTCAATAGCCAATTATCATCAATTTGCAAAAAATTAGGAATCATAAGTGAAGGCCAACAGTCTTACACTTCGCACGCACTACGCCATACGCACGCCAGCATGTTACTCTATCAAAATCGTGATATAACGTATGTCTCCAAGCGTTTAGGGCATGAAAACGTAACAACCACCTACAAAACCTACGTACACGTCCTCAAAGAAGTTTCTGCCAGAAACGATAGTGCTCTAGATGGCATAGTGACAAGCTTAATTAACGGTCAAAAGTAA